CTGGTTCCAGCGGAAGTTACAGCACGGCTGGTTCCAGCGGAAGTTACAGCACGGCTGGTTCCAGCGGAAGTTACAGCACGGCTGGTTCCAGCGGCTATTCCAGTACGGCTGGTTCCAGCGGCGATTCCAGCACGGCGGCAGCCACTGGGGCTTATTGCAGCGTAAAAGCAGATGGAAAAGACAATATCGCCGTCGCAAACGGCGCACACAGTAAGGCACGGGGCGCTCTTGGCTGCTATCTGGTGCTGACTGAGTACGAAGATAGCGGCAATATGTTGCTGGCCAAAATGGCAAAGGTTGACGGAGCCGTTATCAAAGAGAACACCTGGTACACGCTCAAAAACGGGGAATTTGTGGAGTGGAAGCCATGAAGAAGCATTACAACAAGCGCTGGATTGAACAGCGTTGGGATGCAAGGCAGCCGGAACGGTTGGAGCATATCCAGATGAAGCGGCAGCTGAGAGGAAAAAAGGAGGGGTGCGGCAGTGAAGCCGAGCATGGGAATTGCAGAGTGCTGCCAGATCATGCGTGATAATAACATTTCGGTGAGCGAGCCGATCTTTACCGGTATGATTCAGGCCGGAAGTTTCCCGGCATGGGCGGTGCCATCCATTGACACCAAGAGTGCGGCTCCGCTGATCTCCCGTGCCGGATTTATGGCGTGGGTGAAGGATTTTTACAAGCTCGAAAAGGTTTATACAAAGGAGGACCCGAAAGAATGAAACTCAAATCTACTACTTACTACTGGTTGGCTGTCGTTTTTGGCGGCGTTGGAATGGGCGCAGCTATGGGCGCAGAGGGCACCGCACAGACCACCGGATACATCTCCGGCACGCTGTTTGCAGTGTCGCTGGTGCTGATTTTGGCCGCTGTTCTGCTGGCCCGTCTGGGCTTTGCCGCAGAGGACAGGGAGAGAGCCGCAAAGCGGCGCAAGTACGGCAAGATCAACCGCACCCACGCCCGCAACCCGGAATACCCGGAGAATCAGGAGCGTGGGGCATGATGACGGCCAAAGAATACGTTGAGGGCAAAGTCAAATCCTACACGCGGCTTGCCGAACGCTGCAAGCGAGAAGCCGAAGCCTCGGATGACATTGTTGTCCGGGCCGGATACTCCGCACGGGCAAACGTCTGGGAGATGTGCGCCGAAGAAATGGACAACGTGCGGGAGATTCTGGAAGAGGAATCAGGAGAGATCACGTATGCCTGACACTGTCCACCATGTTATGTGGTACACCGTGTATGATGCAAAAAAAGAGCCTGCCCGTGCGCCAACACGGACAAGCTCAAAGGGTGATGAGTCTCGCCGCCCATCACCACAAAAATAACATAAAACAGGAGGTTTTACAAGTGGAACTTTTGAGAATTTACGATGTGGAGCAAGAGCCTCCAGCGCTTGTTTCGCAGCAGCAATTTCCGGTTACTTCGGATGCAATTGTGATTGCCGATGAACTGGCAAAGAGAAAGCCCGAACGGCTGTACAGGGTGTTTGACGCCGATATGAACGTTGTGTATGCGAGGTGAATATTTATGCAAGAAGAATTGACCGTCCGGGTGGAGCACCCGGAACTGCCCGCGATCCGGTGGAATGAAGCTGAGGTGCAGCAGAACCTGACCGAGATGCTGGCCGCCTACACCGGCCGCGTCTACACCCCGGAGACCATCAAGGATGCCAAGGCCGACCGCGCCGCAGTGAACAAGCTGGACAAGCAGCTCAGTGATGCCGCCCGCAGCGCAAAAGCCTTTTACATGAAGCCGTTGGAAGAGTTCTTGCAGAGCGCCAAGCAGATGCAGGGCCAGTGTAAGGCCGTCTCCGGTGCCATTGACCAGCAGGTCAAGGCGGTGGAAGAAGCCGAACGGCAGGACAAGGCCGACGCCCTGCGGACTGTCTATGCGGACTACATCGGCGAGATGCGGGAGATGATCCCATTTGACCGCTTGCTTGTGCCCCAGTGGCTCAACAAGACCTATGATCTGGCAAAGGCCAGCCGGGAGCTGCGCAAGAGCGTGGAGACCCGGCGGGAGGAGCTGCGGCTCATCCGGGAGAACTGCGGCGAGGACATCGAAGCCTGCACCACCGAGTATCTGCGTGAACTGAATCTGAACGCCGCCCTCGTGGAGCACAGCCGCCGCCAGAATGCCAGGGACGCCCGGCGCCGCGCAGAAGCCGAGAAAATGGCCGCAGAGCGGGCGCAGGCCACTGCTCCGGTCGTTATCCCTCCGACCGATGAAGAACGCCAGATCGCCGCAGAAGCGGTCCAAACAGCGCAGGCCAATGCAGCCATCACGCCGGATGGCAGGTTGGATTTCAGCATGCTTCAGAAATTCGCAGAGCCAGCCGCACCGGCCCGCAAACGTTATTCCTTCTGGGTGGAGTTCACACCGGAGGACATCGCGTGGTTCAAGCAGGGAGCCGCAGAGCGCGGCTTCCGCTATGGTTCGATCAAATAATTTTGGAGGTACTTACTTATGGCACTTACTCGTCCCGGCGCACCCGCGCCTACTTCGTCCGTTTCCAGCGCACAGTCTCCGGCAAACCGTTCCGTTCAGAATTCCAACCGTGCAGGCAGCACTGCTATGCAGGCCGCATCCTCGTCCGTTCCGGTGGAGATCACCGCTGCCGATGGTCAGCACTTCACGGTGAGTTTTGGAGACGTGCGCAACTTCATCTGCCCCAAAGCCACCGATTCTGAATGCAAAATCTTTCTGGAGACCTGCAAGCAGTACAAGCTGAACCCCTTTACCAAAGAGGCTTACCTGATCCACTACGACAACAAGAACGATGACACCGCCAGCACCATCGTGCTAGGCAAGAACTGCTACATGCAGATGGCCGAGCGCAACCCCAACTTTGACGGCTTTGAAGCTGGCGTTATCGTGCTCGACACCGCGGCCGGCGAGTTGATCCACCGCGAGGGCTCCATTGTTTTTGACGGTGAGGAGCTTCTCGGCGGCTGGGCGAAGGTCTACCGCAAAGACCGCACCCGCGCCAGCTACGAGGAAGTCAAGCTCAGTGAATACGACACTGGCAAATCTCTTTGGAGCGGCAAAAAGGCTACCATGATCCGCAAGGTGGCGCTGGTGCACGCTTTGCGTGAGGCATTCCCGTCCACCTTCGGCGCTCTGTACGATGAGAGCGAGGTGCATGTGGACGCCGAAAGCACCGCCCGCGAGGTGCCCGAAGATCTTCCGGTGCTGGATCCTTACGCAGGCTCCCACCGCCGCCGCAAGACAGCAGGCACGCTGATCCCGGCTCCGGAAGCGCCTGCGGAAGACCAGCCCGCCGATGACCCGTTTGGTGGTGATGATGCATGATCGTCCAGACCAAGAACGGCATCATGCTGCACGGTGAGGTCGCCAAAGACCCGGTGCTCCGGGATGCCGGGCAGAAGCAGGTGCTGAAATTCGACCTGAAAGCCAGCCGCACACAGGATGAATCCGGCAAATGGCAGAGCTTTTTTGTGGGCGTGAACCTCTGGCACGGCATCGACCAGTGGGACGGGATGCTGCAGAAGGGCGACTATGTCACGGTCTATGCGCGGGAGCTGAAGAGCCGCGAATACAACGGCAAGACCTATTACAACGTGGACGCTGATGACCTCCAACCCGGCGGGCTGGTGACATTCCGTTGGCTGCAGCAGATGATTGACCTGATGGCACAGCCCGGCCCGCCGCTGGAACCTGCGGAACCGGCAGCAGAACCGGAAGGCCTGCAGGGTGCGCAGATGTACCCCGGTGAAGCACTTGCGGATTACGCACCGCACAGCACTGCCGCGCCAGAACCGGCTCCATCTACCGAGTATGACCCCATCAACGAAGACGCAGAAGACCTTCCGTTCTGATCTTGTAAGCTGTGCTATCCGGCTAAACGGGCGCGCAAAGGAGGTGAAATGGGTTGGGAATCAGCCGAAAAAGCTTCAGCTTTTTTCGTTCTTACTACGAAGCGGCACAAGATTTGAGCAAAAAAGAGCGCGCAGAATTTTACGAAGCAATCATTGAGTACAGCTTTACCGGAAAAGAGCCGGAAGTGAAAGGCGTTGTTTCTATCTGCTGGAAGCTTGTGAAACCTACTCTTGAAAAGTCCATGCAAGACGTTTTGAACGGAGCAAAAGGCGGCAGACCGAAAAAAAACGAAAACCCCGGTTTTAGCGAAAACGAAAACCCCGGTTTTGAAAATTCAAAAAGCCAAAGCATAACCGGAGAAGGAGAAGGAGAAGGAGAAGGAGAAGGAGAAGGAGAAGGAGAAGGAAGATTGTCTGCCGCCGTTGACGTAGAACTTTCCAAGATCGTCCAGCATTATCAGCAGGCCGTTGGGGACTTCCCACGCTCTGCACTGGACAAGCTGCAGAAGTGGAGGCAGGAGTACAGCACAGAGATGATCCTGCTGGCGATTGACAAGGCCACAGAAGCCGGGAAACGCTCGTGGAACTACATCAACGGAATATTGTCCGGCTGGAAACGGGACGGCCTGCGCACGCCGGGAGACGTGGAAGCCAACGAACAAAGCCGACAATCCAGACCGAGGGGCAAGCAGCCAACCGAGACCGTAGACGACCAGCTTGCACGGGTGCTGGCAAAGATGGACAGAGAAAGAGGGTTTGAGACATGACGCGGGAAGACGTGGCAAAACTGATCCGCATGAATTTTGTGCTGTACAAGCTGGGCTCCAGGCCGCTGACCGATGATGAGATGCAGACTACCATCGATGTGTGGACGTACCAGTTTGGCGACTATGACGGCGATACTGTCAAGCGGGCTTTTCTGGCGGCGAACCGGGTATGCGTTTATCCGGTCACGGTGGCTGACATCTTCAAGCAGCTTTCCCAGTGTCTTGACCCATCTGCCGAGTGGGACGCTCTGGCTGTAGCGGCACGCAAAGCGCAGACCTTTTTGAGCTGGCGCAAGTTCCCGATGGTGACCGGCATTGACGAAAAGGGAGGGCTGCTGCGTAGTGACGGGCAGAAAGAACTGCAAGCCCTGTATGACCAACTCCCCCCGGCGGCAAAATCCTATGCCGGGAGCGTGGGAGGGCTGGCAGAGCTGGCTGAAATTCCAGACCTTACATACCGCCGTGCCGAGTTTTTGAAGCAGGCGCAGGCCGATATCACCACTGCCCCGCGTGAAGCTGCAAGGCTGCGGGCGAGTGAGCTGACAAGGAAGGAGATTGAAAAATGAGCGATAAAAGATTGATTGACGCGAACGCTTTGCACAAGCGCATTGAAATGAACCTTCGTGCAAGCAATCCGTTCACTATTGAAGAATGCTGCTATAAGGATGCCCTGAACAGCGTGGACGAGGCTCCCACCATCGACCCGGAAACACTGCAGCCGACATGGCGCGACCCTGACAAGAATCCCCCGAAAGTCGAAGAAGATGTGCTGATTCTGTTTGAAACCGCCTGCGGTGGATATGGGATTACGACGGCTAACTACGAAGATGGCACAGTCTTGTCCCAAAAGAGCGCTTTCTACTGGGAAGAAATTTCCGAGTGGGGAACCTACGATGAAGAAAGCGATGATTACTTTATTCCTAAAGGCTGGTGGGAATATCGTTATTTCAACCCGGATGACATTTACGATAACCGTGTAGATGCTCACGTGGTTGGCTGGATGCCGCTGCCGCCGAAGGAGATTACAAAATGAGCGAATTTATCGACCGCGAAAAAGCCATCGCAAACATCAAAGCGGCATATTGCTGTGGCTGTGAACATTACAACGGCGTAAAATGCCGCGCGTGTCAGATTATGGACGCGATGGATGTGCTGGAAGATGAGCCGGCAGTGGTCCCGGATGTCCAGCGCTGGCGCAAGACCGCAGAAGAGCCACCGACTGAGGCTGATGCAAATGAAGACGGCGACGTCCTGAGCATCAACAACAACCCCGGCGACGGCTTCATAACAAATTGGCCGTGGAACATAGTGGCAGCTTTCCCGGAAAACCTCCCGGTCTGGATGCCGTTGCCTAAAAAGCCGGGTGAACGTCCCAAAAAGCTTTACTGGCGTGAAAATGCATGTACGGCAATTTGCCCCGTTTGCGGGTATGAATGCAACGATGATTATTACCTCGATAAATATTGTCCAAGATGTGGAACACGCCTTTGGTTTAACGAGGAGGAAGCCGAACATGACCAACCCAACATGTAAAGACTGCCCCGACCGGCACCCGATCTGCCACGATAGCTGCCCACGGTATGCCGAGTACAAGCGTCAGCTGAAGGAGCAACGTGCATACACGAAAACCAGGAATGCGCTGGAGTGCATCAGCAAGAACGCATTCAATCAGGAATTTTGGATGGGAGGAAGAAAGCGATGAAGGTGCTGATCGCTTGCGAGGAATCGCAGGAGGTGTGCAAGGCGTTCCGGGCCCGTGGCCACGAAGCCTACTCCTGCGATATTCAGGAGCCGTCCGGCGGTCATCCCGAGTGGCATATTCTTGGAGATGCGCTCAAGGCTTTGGAGGGGGGGCAAGTCGTGACCATGGACGGAATCGCGCATGATGTGTCACGCTGGGACATGATTATTGCATTTGTCCCGTGCACCAAGACGAGCAATGCAGGAGCACGTCACCTGTACAAGGGCGGCAAGCTCAATCTTTCCCGGTATTATGAGGGATTGTGCGGCAAGGCGCTTTTTCTTGCCGTGTGGGCAGCTGATTGCGAAAAAGTGGTGATTGAGAATCCTACCCCCAGCAAGATTTTTGATTATCCAAAGCCTACGCAGGCAATCCAGCCCTACGAGTACGGACATCCGTACAGCAAGAAAACGCTACTGTGGGAACGCGGTGTACCGCCGCTACACCCGACAAACATCGTAGAACCTACCGCGACATGGTGCCCGTCTGGTTCCTACTCGCACAAGCATGGTGAACAACACAAGGGCATGTTTACCACTGACCGCGCAAAGAACCGGGCAAAGACTTTTCCAGGCATTGCAAAAGCTATGTCCGAACAATGGGGGGTAAGCAGATGAAACCAAAAACCAAATCCGAGCTGATGGCCGAGTGGGCCAGACAGCCCGACCAGCTCAAGAAAGAGCGGGAAGTCAAGGCTGTCCGCAAGGCGATGGACGATGCCCGCGCCGTGATGCAGGACGGTCTGACCCGGTACGTCAAGAAAAAGACCAAAGCCCGCAGCATGGCAAAGGCTGAAGCTGACCCCTTTGCTGAGCTGGAAGGCTGGGAAAGCATGGAGCAGATCCAAGATTCCTACGGCTATGGAGAGATCACCGCAGACAGGCGGGACAAGCTCACCGACCTGTGGGAAGCCCGGGAAGCTGCCAGGAACAGCCGCAAGGGCGCGGACAAGTACCACGACCTTGTGACGGAGATGCTGGAAACGGCCATCCGCCGGGTGGGCAATGAGTACGCAGATATGCTGTTTGAGTATGACCAGCAGCGCAGGGAAGCTGAAAAACAGTGCGAGCAGCTGGCAATGGAAGGGATGGTGAAGAAATGACCGACATCGAAAAATCAATTGCCAAGCTCCAGAGGTGCTTTCCGGGAAGTTATATTACTGACCGGAACGAGCTTATTGTCCATCCGAGGACAAACCAGTATATTATTCTGGAAAACATTGGAACGGAAGATGCCATCAAGGCCAAAGTGCTGGAGTGGCTTTCACGGGCGGCATTTAAAACCGCACCATATTCACAGGAGTGGAGAAATCAAAAGTTCCACAAATACATGAGGGATGGCATCAATGCTTTTCTGGATACCGATTTCTCCGAGGATGATATGGAGCTGATTTACACCTACATGGGGCTTGCCTGCGACCGTTGGCTGACGCTCATGTTTATCGACCACGACATGAGCATCGAGTGGCTGAAGGAGCACGTATCATGAAGCTGACCCTCTACGGCGACCCGCGCACCAAGAAAAACTCTGCCCGCATCCTCAAAAGCCGCTCAGGCGGGTGCTTTGTGGCCCCTAGCAAGGCTTACGTGGATTATGAGACGGACTGCCTGCGGCAAATCAAAAGGCCGCGCAGCCCCATTTCTGCCCGCGTGAACGTGAGGTGCGTTTACTACATGAAGACCGCCCGCCGGGTCGATCTGGCAAACCTCATCGAGGCGACCACGGACATTCTGGTGAAAGCCCGCGTACTGGAGGATGACAACAGCAAGATCGTCGCCGCCCACGATGGCAGCCGGGTGGAGCTTGACCGGAAGAACCCAAGGGCGGAAATTGAGATTGAAGAAATGGAGGAGTAAAATGCTTGATATGCTATTTGAAGTTGCAAGCACGCTGTTCATGGCAACACTTGCAGGATTTTTCATCTGGTTTGTTCTTAGCGATGGCAACCCAATTGAATATTTCAAGCGGTGGCTCAACCGCAACAAACCTTGCCTTTGCGACCGGTGCGTTTTCTTAAATCAAAAATTTGGGGCGTCAGAATCCGGATATCACTATATCTGCCGGAGAAGTGACAAAGACGAAGGATACATAAATCCGCCCGAATATTGCCACGATTTTGAAGAAAGGAGCAACAATGGCCCACACATGGACACCTGACACCGACACGTCAAAGCAGGACAAAACCGATTTCTGCACCGTTAAGGCGTGGCTGAACCGATACCGCGAAGCAGAGAAAAGATACTACTTGCTGTCTGACCGTCTGGCCGAAGCACAGGAGGCCACCCGGCACATCACCCAGAGCCTCAGTGCGGTCCCCGGCGGCAGCAAAGATGGCCAGAGCCTTGCCCGGGCGGTGGAACGCGAGGAGGAAGCGGAGCGCCGCGCTTATGAGCAAAGAGCGGTCTGCGACGGGCTGTTCCTCGAGATCAGAAACGCGCTCGCCCAGATCCAGAACGAGAAAGCATACACGGTGCTGTACAAGTACTATCTCGATTGCCTCACGTGGGACAGGGTCGCAAAAGACATGAATTACTCTCTGCGCATGGTCTATGTCTTGCGGCGCAAAGCAATGGAGGAGCTGAACCTTTAAAAACATTGCACTGTCATTACATTGCGGTTTCACTATTACATGGTGTAAAATTGTATCATCGGAAAAGCCAAAAGGCAAACCGATGCACGCAGCCTCCGAAACGTGTCCCTTCTTGGCATTTTTCTCCTTTTCTGTTTGCAGGTACCGGGCTTTGCTCTCTCTTCACGTTTTGCGGGCTGCTTCTATGCGAGATTCCGAAACGGCTCCGCTCAGAGCTGCGCGACTTTGAGCGCATCGGGAAGGTTCGAGGCTTTCCTCTCCGCGCGGTTTGACTCCGCGATCTCGCACCATATGGCGCATGGACTAGACAACCCGCAAGGCCGCACGTGCAACCTCCCGTGCCAAGAAAAGGCCTTAGAATCCTTGCCAAGGTGTAGCTTTCCTGACAGGATGTGCGCCAACCAACAGCCCCGGCGGCGAACCGGAGCTGTTTTTATATGGCCGCCTGAGCGCAGTTTGGAGCGCGGCGCGTGTGTGTAGACACGGCTGGTTCGATTTCAAGGGCGGCTTTTATACTCCGGTAGCTCAAGCGGTAGAGCAGCGGTCTCCAAAACCGCATGTTGCAGGTTCGAGCCCTGCCGGGAGTGCTTGCGTGCCCTATGAGGGGGCCGCGCAATAGCGGGGCATCTGGCCGCGAAAGTTCCGGATGCAGCAGCGCCCACTGTTTGACACCTGTCCAACGCACTGAATGCACGGGTGCTGCTTATATGCCGTCATAGCTCAACTGGAAGAGCGCCGCCCATTTAAGGCGGGACAACGTTGGTGACACCGCGGGAACATCACTGCACAGCCAACCACTGCGCACATACATTCCGTGGGTGCTGGTTCAAATCCAGCTGGCGGCACATTTGATATTTTGACCGTTCGGATTTCCGGGCGGTTTTTCTTTTGCATGAGTTTAGAGAGGTGGTGGCGGTGGGCGCAAGGCGGCTGACAGATAAGCAAAAAAAGAAGATCGTTGCTGACTATGTGCAACTCCAAAGCTACCGCGCCGCTGCAAAGTTGAACGATGTTTCAGACGCGACGGTTAAGAAAGTCGTGAAGGAAGATCCGGAGAGTGCGCGTTTGTGTGCACAAAAAAAGCGGGAAAATTCGCAGGATATGCTTTCATACCTAGAGAGCAAGCGCGGGGAAGCACAAAATCTTCTCGGGCTGTACCTTCAGGCGATGGCAGACCCGGACAAGATAGCAGAGGCAACGCTGCCGCAGCTTTCCACCGCTTTTGGCACCATCGTGGACAAGTTTGCAATGCTGGGAGACCAGAGCGGCATAGAAGCCCCGGACGATGGCCTGCTTGAGGCTCTGAGCGCTGCCGCAGACCTCAGCCCGCCGGATGATGTGGAGATGCTGCCAGAAGAAGAGGACGATCATGCGGAAAAGTAACGGTTTTCGCTGGAAAGCCCTCAGCCAGCGACAAAAGCAGGTCCTCAGCTGGTGGACACCGCAGAGCGCATACAGCGGTTACAACGGAATCATTGCAGATGGAGCTATCCGTTCGGGCAAGACCTTTGCCATGAGCTTTTCCTTTGTTCAGTGGGCCATGACCTGCTACAGCGGCCAGCAGTTTGCCATGTGTGGCAAGACCATTGCCAGCTTCCGGCGCAACGTGCTGGGCACGCTCAAGCAGCAGCTTGCGGCCCGTGGCTACAACGTCAAGGAGCATCGGGCAGAAAACTGCATGACCGTCGGCAAGGGTGGCAAAGCCAACGAATTTTACTTTTTTGGCGGCAAGGATGAGAGCAGCCAAGACCTGATCCAGGGCATCACCCTTGCCGGGGCGTTCTTTGACGAGGTGGCCCTGATGCCGCAGAGCTTCGTCAATCAGGCCACAGCCCGCTGCTCTGTCACCGGGTCAAAGTTCTGGTTCAACTGCAACCCGGGCGGCCCGCAGCATTGGTTTTATCTCGAGTGGGTGCGGAAATGCCGGTCCCGCAAGATGATGTATCTACACTTTACGATGGACGACAACCTGTCACTTTCCGAGGACATCAAGGCAAGATACCGCAGTCAGTATAGCGGCGTTTTCTATCAGCGCTACATTCTGGGCCTGTGGACCGTGGCTGAGGGCCTTGTATATGACATGTTCGACCGCAAGAAGCACGTCATTGATGTGCTCCCGGCGCTGTCTCCAAAGAGCGCTTATGTGGCTTGCGACTTCGGCACCCAGAACGCAACGGTTTTTTTGCTGTTCCAGAAGCAGGCAAATGCAGACTGCTGGATCGTCACCCGGGAGTACTACTACAGCGGCCGCGAACAGAAGCGGCAAAAGACCGTGGGCGAGTATGTTGCAGACCTCAAGGCATGGCTGAATGGTCTCAAGCCGGAGAGGATCATCGTTGACCCGTCGGCCCTGCCGCTGATCACAGAGCTGCGAAAGAACGGCTTTACCCAGACCCCTGCAAACAACGATGTTCTGAGCGGCATTCTGGACGTGCAAACCATGTTACAGACCGGGCGGCTGAAGATCTACAAAGACTGCAAGCACACGCTGGAAGAGTTCGGCGTGTACGCTTGGGATCCAGACAAAGACGACACCGTGCTGAAGGTCAGCGACCACTGCATGGACGCTATCCGCTATTTCGTGCGCACAAAGCGCCTTGTGAAACTGAGGGATTGATTTTGAGCACTGTATACACATTCCAGACCTTCCAGCAGGCGCAAGCCGCCGGGGAACAGCCTGATTTCATCCGGCAGTTCGTGAAGCAGCACTGCGCTTCCGAGCCCTACAAAATGGCTCTGGACGCCGACCTGTACGACGCACAAAAAAACCCGGGGGCTGAACGCTTCGCGCAGGCTTACGCTTTGATGCTGAAACGCCTATCCAAAAACACCAAGCAAGACACCCCACACCCCGATATGGTCAAGAGCAATCTTTTCCGGCGGCTCAACAAGCAACGGGCGACCTACTCCATCGGCAACGGCGTGGTCTTTGCGGACGATGGTGTGGACAAGGACAGGCTGGGGCAGAACTTTGATGAGCAGATCCAGAAGGCCGGATATTTCGCCCTGATCCACGGCGAGAGCTTTGGCTTTTGGAACAGTGACCATCTTGTGGTTTTCAAGCTGACCGAGTTTGCGCCCCTGTACGATGAAAAGACAGGCCTTTTGCAGGCGGGTGTGCGCTTCTGGCGTCTGAACCCGGACACGGATATGCACTACATCCTGTACGAGCTGGACGGCTTCACTGAGTACACGGAAAGCAAAATCGGCAATGTGATGCAAGAGACAACGCCGAAGCAGGCATACAAGAGCGTGCAAATCACTACCCCCAGCGGCGGTCTGGAAAGTGTAGAAGGAGAAAACTACAGTGCCCTTCCCATTGTGCCGCTGTGGGGCTCCGACCTGCACCAGAGCACCCTTGTGGGGCTGAAAGCATACATTGACAACACCGATCTGGTGATGTCCGGCTTCTGCAATGACTTGCAGGACTTTTCGCAGATCTACTGGCTGTGCGAGAACTTCAACGGCATGACGGATGACGAGCTGCAGGAGTTCCTTGTCAAACTGAATTTGTACCACATTGCAGGCGCAGACACCAGCGAGGGCGGCAAGATCACCCCCTACACCACCGAGATCCCTGTGACGGCCCGGCAGGCTCTTTTGGAGCTGCTCCACACCCGGGTGTATGAGGACTTCGGCGGTTTGGACGTGCATTGTGTCAGCGCGGACAGCACCAACGACCATCTGGATGCAGCTTATGAGCCGCTGAACCAAAACGCGGACGACTTCGAGGCGCAGGTCAAGCCGTTCATCCGGCAGATCTGCGCACTGGCTGGCTTTGAAAACGCTATGCCGACATTCAACCGCAGCAAGATCACAAACACAGCTGAGCAGGTCAGCATGGTGATTTCCGAGGCCGCCATCATCGGGCAGGACATGGCCATTGACCTGCTGCCCAACCTCACCCCGGAACAAAAGGAGCAGGCCAAGGCAGCGCTGATGGCTGAGAGCGCAACACGGGAGACCGTGGACGAGGAGGAGGATGAAGATGAAACAGATGAAGCGTGATATTTTCGCCGCAGTTTTTGGCTTTTTCTTTGGCTGCGGGGTAAGCTCGTTTATCATTAACATTGCAGAGCTTGTGATGCGCTTATGAACGACCGTGACCGCATCTCTACCCGCCAGCTGAACCGCCTGCGCCGCCGCATCCTTCGGGTGTACGGCACTGCCCGCCGGGAGATGCAGGAGCAGCTTACCGAGTTTCTGGCAAAGTACAAAGCATTGGACGAGCGCAAACGGGCGCAGCTGGATGCAGGCGAGATCACCGAGGACGATTACCGCATCTGGCTGCAAAATCAGGTCTTTCAGTCCGATTTGATGCACGCCAAGCTGGACGGCATCACCCAGACCTGCACCACAGCCCAAGAGACGGCCTATAAGCTGGCCCGGGACGAGCAATACAACATCTTTTCCTTTGGCGCAAACTGGACGTTTTACGAGCTGGAACAGGACGCAGGAGTGACGTTCGGGCTGACCCTGTACAACACCGAAGCGGTCAAGCTGCTGCTGAAGGAGAACCCCCGCATGGTGCCCAACAAACGCATCAAGAGCGAAAGCAACCGCACCTATGATGCAAGGGTGTTCAACCGCTACGTCATGCAGGGCATCGTGCAGGGCAAGAGCGTCCACGACATCGCCGTGCAGGCCGTCAACGGTATGGCCGACACGGAGATCCACTGGGCCATGAACAACGCCATCACAGCCCTTACCAGTGCCCAGAACGCCGGGGCATTGCAGCAGATGCGAAACGCCCAGTCTTTGGGCATCGAGGTCAAAAAGCGCTGGAACTCTACCCACGACTACCGTACCCGTGAAATGCACCGCCTGCTTGATCAGCAGACGGCAGAGCTTGACGAGCCGTTCAAGGTCATGGGTTACGAAATTCAGCGCCCCGGCGACCCCAACGCAGCGCCGGAGATGGTCTACCACTGCCGCTGTGTATTGTCCTCTGCCTTGGGCAAGTATCCCCGGCAGAACGCCATGCAGAGGGACAATGTGACCAAAGAGACCGCCCCCGTCATGGATTACACCGAGTGGTATAAATCCAAGGGCGGCAAAGAGAAAGAGCAAATGTGGTGGGCGGAAGAGAGAAAACGCAGAAAGGAGGCTGCAAAGCATGGATGAGAAGAAGCCTTGCAAATTTTGCGAGCGGCTCAAGTGGTGGAAAGAACACGAGCCAAAAGATGATCCTGATTTATATACCACCTACCAAGTAAGCCTCATCACCAAAAATCACCGGAAACACATGGGCGTGCGCGGCGTTATTACTCACCGGGCCGGGCCGCTGAATTTCTGCCCTGAGTGCGGTCGCATCTTAAAGAAAAAGCGAGAACCGAGGGATAAGCCGTGAACTTTAACTACGACATCAAATTTACTGACAACACCCCACGGCTGCATGAGGCTCTGAACTCTTGGGCAGAGCGGGTGCTGACCATCTGGGGCATGACGGTGCAGGACTACGCCCAGCTGCTTGTGCCTACAGGCACGGCAGACAGCACGGGCATTGAGGGCTACGTAGGCGGTGCGCTCAAGCAGAGTTTGACCTTTGCCCTCGACCTTGCCAAAAAGACCGTGACCATCGGCAGCAACCTGTTTTACAGCGTCTATGTGGAGTTGGGCACGGGAATCTTTGCCGAGAAGGGCAACGGACGCAAAACGCCGTGGGTCTGGAAGGACTTCAACGGAAAGTTTCACGCAACTCGAGGCATGGCACCCCGCCCGTTCCTGCGCCCGGCGGTGGAAGATCACATTGACGAGCTGCGAGAGATCGCGGTGGAAGAAGGGAACCGGGAAAATTAAATATATCATTGACTTTTGTGTAACCAAATGTTATAATAATTACGGTGACACAAAAGTGAGGTGATTTATATGTCGCCTAGAACAGGACGGCCAACATCAGACCCTAAGACCCATGACACACGAATTAGAATGTCTGACGATGAAGTTCGTATGTTGAATATCTGCTGTGAAAAAACTGGCTTAACAAAAGCCGATGTTATTCGCAAAGGCATAAAGGAGTTGTACGAACGCCTGACAAAATAATAAGCTCTCGCCCGATGATTGGTAGTCGGTGGGCGAGAGCTTGCAAAGCACCAGAGGTTTCCCTTTGGTAAATCCATTATACCAAACTGGGCGACCTCTTACAAGTGAATAAGAGGTATTTTATCATGGAAACATCCAAAATCACGAAGGTGGAGCTTGAACTGGATGCTGTTTCTGGCGAACTCCGAGTAATGCACGACCTGTTGAACATCTTTGCCAACTGGTTTGAGGAAACGCACAAGACCGATATGATCAAGCGGGAGCGCACCAGCGAGCTTGTGAGCCAGATTTGGAGCGAAGCCCCGATGTACAGCTCTATGCTGACGGCCTTGTTTGCATCCCTCACCGGGCTGGAAAAGGAAGTTGATGCAGTTCTTGAATCGGAGATTGCGAGGGTCAGCAATGGATGCTAAAAAAGATATTGAAGGGAAAAGATTTGGCAGATTAATTGCGATAGAGCTTGTTCCGGGAAATGGACGTTCCAGGTGGAAATGTGTTTGCGACTGCGGTAATACTATAGAAGCAAATCGAACCAATTTGGTATCTGGAAATACCAAAAGCTGTGGATGTTTAAGAAAGGAAACTTCAAGAAAAAATGTAGAAAAGCACCCATTTACTAAAAAGCATGGGAAGCACGGAACCAGAATATATGAAACATGGGCAAATATGCTTTCTAGGTGTAGAAATCCTAAAATCAGATCGTATAGAGATTATGGATCCAGAGGAATCAAAGTATGTGAAGAGTGGCTTGAATTTGAAAATTTCTATAAATGGGCGTTATCATCGGGGTATAAAGAAAATTTAACGATTGACAGAATAGATGTTAATAAGGATTATTCACCAGAAAATTGCAGATGGGCAACAACAAAGCAACAGGCAAGAAACAAAAGAACATCCGTTTTTATTACTTATAAAGGAGAGACTAAGGTATTAAAAGATTGGGCGATAGAGTATAAAATAGACAGCTCAACGCTAAAAGGAAGAATTTCGAGAGGATGGAGAATTGAAGACGCACTAACAAAACCGGTAAAAAAGTAAATTTTTTTGGAAGAAGCTCACATTGTGGGCTTCTTCTTTTTATACCCAAATTCCAATATATGCCGCTTTAGCTCAGTCTGGCAGAGCGCCGGATTTGTAATCCGGGGGCCGTGGGTTCAAGCCCCACAGGCGGCACCACACCGGCAGCACGTCCGGCAAATTAAACCTTATTGCCAAGCATGGCAGCCCGAGCAAGGGCAGAAAGGACTATCACATGGCACTCAAAAGAGCTGACATCCGCACGATTCTGGAGAACCCCGAAACCTCCAACGATGACAAGGCCAAGGCCATTCTGGACGCCCTGCACAAGGAGACGGACGAACTCAAAGACCAGCTGGATGCAGAAAAAACAGCCCGCACACAGGCCGAAAAAGACCGTGATGCAGCCAACGGCGGCAAGGAAGCCGCTGAAAAGGCGCTGACCGACTACAAGGCCCAGCAGACCAAGAAGGACGCCCATGCAGCCAAGGAAGCAAAGTTCCGGGAGCTGCTGAAGTCCGCCGGGGTGCTGGACAAGTACGCTGACCGGGTTGTGCGGCTGTCCGGCGAGGACATCGACAAGCTGGAGCTGGACGAAAAGGGCGAGGTCAAGGACGCCAAGAAGCACGCTGACAGCCTGAAAGCTGATTGGAGCGACTTCGTAGGCACTACGACCACCACCGGCGCAAAGGTGGACAACCCGCCCACCAGTTACGCCGGAACTTCTCCCGAGGATTTCAAAAAGATGAGCCTTGATGACCGCATCAAGCTCAAGAACAGCAACCCTGAACTGTACCAGCAGCTCCGGGCAAAGTAAGAAAGTGAGGCTATTATATGGCACAGACTGGCACTTTTGGCGGCTTCGACTTTGACGTTGAGGTGTTCGGCGACTACATGGCCGAGCAGAACACCATCGACACCAGCATCGAGGCCTCCGGCATCATCAAGGACGATCCCTCCATCATGGGCCTGATCGGCGAAAAGGGCAACGTTGCAACCATCCCGTTCTATACCGAGCTGGACGCAACGGCAGATAAGCCCCTGAACAACGACGGCAAGACCGACAACACCCCCGCTGAGGTCACTGGCAACAAGCAGACCACCATGCTCATCCAGCGCATGAAAGCATGGAAAGCTCAGGACTTCACCAAAGAGCTGACTGGCGCAAATCCGATGCAGCACATCGCAAATCAGGTCACACACTACTATCAGCAGGTCTGGCAGAATGTGCTTATGACCATCACGGACGCTGTGCTGTCTACTACCGATCTCAAGAAGCACATCTACGACATCACCAAGGTTGGCGATGGCAAAGTTACGCCGGAATCCCTGATCTATGCGCAGGAAGCCGCTTTCGGCGACCACGCAATGAGCGGGGGCCTGCTCATCATGCATTCCACTGTCTTTGCAAAGTATCAGGCAGCAAATCTCGTCGAGTTTGAAAAGTACACCACTCCGGGCGCTCTGTCTCAGGCTTCTCCGCTGGCACGCATCGGTGGGATGGTCGTGATCGTAAACAACGCCGTCACTTCCGCATCCATCACCGATGCTTCCATCAACGGCGGCAAGGCCACGACTGCATACAAGACCTATGTTCTGGGTGAAGGCTCTTTTGTGGGCTGCCGTAAGACCAACTACGAGAATCCCTACTACACCGACTACGACCCTGAAAGCAAGGCCGGCGTCCAGAAGCTGTACACCAAAGAGGGCCGAGTCATTCACCCCAACGGCATGAGCTTCAAGGTGGACAACGTTGCCGAAGCGTCCCCCAACGACACCGAGCTGAGTGCAAAGGCCAACTGGGAACGCCGCATGAAGCTGGAGAACATCCGCATCGGCCAGATGCTTTCTCTGGGCTAAAAATTCGGGGGTGACTTTGCATGACCGTCCCAGAGCTGTGCGTTTACACGCACAATTTTTTTGACCGGGCGGACGACCCCATTGCCGGGGAGTTCATCTTTGAGCCGGATACCGTGCCTGCCGGGGTAGTGCCGGGGCAGTATTTCCTTGTGTGCGGATCCATCTTCAATGACGGCGTGCACAAGGCCGGGGACGGCGATTTGACCGCCGAGACCTTCACCGGGACAGTGCAGCCCATGCGCGTGCCGCCTGATTTTGTGGCACTTGTTGAAAAAATCGACGCATACGACAAGGCTCTGCCGTCCGGCGGCGTGTATGTGTCCCAGTCCTTTGCCGGGTGGTCCGGCACGATGGCTACAGGCGCGGACGGCCTGCCCGCCGACGGCAAGGCAAAGTTCCGGGCCGAGATCAACCAGTGGAGGAAGATGTGACATGGTCAATCCGTTCACTGCATCCACCGTGATGCAGAGCTTTACCAAAAAATACCGTTTTCAGACCCGCAGCTATGAACCGGACGGCGTGGGCGGCTTTGTGTCCGGCTGGCAGGATGGCCCAGAGTTTGAGGCCGTGGAGCGCCACGATACCACCGTGGAAGCACAGGTGGCAGAGCAGGCTGACACCGCATCTACCTATACCCTGCTGGTCAACACCGGCGTTCCGCTGGCTTTCCCGGACTACATCCGCCGGGTAAGCGATGGCCAGACTTTTCAAGTCACCAGCACGGCAGATGAGGGCAAAGCCCCGCCGGAATCCGGAATGGGACTGCGGGCCGTCAAGTGCAAAAAGGCGGTGCTGCCGTAATGGGACCATCTGAGAGCATCAACCGGGCGCTGAACACTTTTTTCAACGGCTTTGGCATCCCGGGTTATCTGGAAGATAACATTCCTCCTGCCGCTTCACTGCCCTATCTGACCTACAAGCCCACCATCCCCGGCGGGTGGAACGAAATGGCATCCTTCCACGCCCGGCTGTGGTACCCAAGCAAGGGCGGCAGGGCCCCCATTCTGCAAATCGAAGATACGATCAGCGCAGCCCTCGCAAATGGCTTGACCATCCAATGCGAGGGCGGCGCTATTCTTTTGCAAAAAGGCACCCCGTGGGCACAGCCCCTCGACAACCCGCCTGAAGGGTATCTGTGCGAATATCTCAATTTTGAAATCACGCAATTTTGCGAGTAAGGAGCAATATGGCAAGAAAATTTTCCAAAATTTCGCAGGAAGCGTTCAAGTCCATGCAGTTCAATGCCGGAATCGTGGTCAACAAGTTTGACCCGTCCGGCACGACTGAGATCCAGGATGCAGACATTATCACGGCCACCACCGGCGGCATCACTGCGACCTGCAAGGCAAACTTCACCGATCTGGGCGAGGACGTGGACAACGCCCAGAAGAACACCGCGGAGCTGATGCAGATCGAGGACTACGACTGCACGCTGGCCTTTACGGCCCTGAATGCCACAACGGACGTCATCAAGCTAGCCCTTGGTGCAGCCGATGTGGCAGAAAAGAAGGTCACGCCCCGCATGACGCTGGATCCCACGGAAAGCACCGGCGACTTTAAGGACATCTGGTGGGTCGGCGACACCATTGACGGTGGCTATGTGGCTGTACGTCTGATGAACGCACTCTCCACCGGCGGTTTGACCCTGAAGACGACCGACAAGGGCAAGGGCAACATTGCGGTCACCCTGACCGGCTGCCCCCGTCTGGGCAGCGACGTGGTGCCCATGGAGTGGTACTACAGCCCCAAGGCCGCAGCATAAGGAGGACACCGTATGAAATTTTTGACAGAGCTGCCCGATGAAGATTTTCTGCGCCACTGCTGGCAGATCGCCGATGTGGCAGAGGAGGTCTTGGAAAAATCCAAGATCATGGAGCTGCGCAAGGTTCTGCCGGTCCTGACCGGCGATGAAACGCCGGAGGAGCTGGAACAGAAGAAGAAGGAACAGGCAAAAAAGAACATTCAGGCTATGGCAAAAAGCTTGCTGTTCGACAATGCCGCTGCCACCGCAAAGCTGCTTCCGCTGCTCTATGAGCCGGACGTGGATGAAAACGGGGTGGTTGAAAACATTGGCCCGTTCAAGAAGATGCGCGCGGTGAAAGAGCTGCTGAACAACGATGATGTGATGGATTTTTTGCTCTGGTGTCTGCCGTTGGTGCTGGCGGGTACAGACGCCTGATTTCTTCCATCAGCCCGGACGCGCTGCGGCTGTTTGGCAGGCCGTACATTTTGCAGCACTGCCTGAACACTTTGCGGCAAGAGCGCATCACGCTTAGCTATCAGGCGTACATGACGGACGCTCTGGCGCACCTTATAGGCGCGGAAGAACGATGGTACGACATGGTGGCCGGGCTTGTGGAAAACCGCCCACAGCCGCCCCAGCCGTCCGCTGATGAAGTGATAGCACGCATTAAAAATGGCTTGAACGGGGGTGATGGAACCTGAAACTTTTTGAATTGAGCGCCACCCTCGGGCTGGACGACAGCGCTTACCGGCAGGGCGTGGAAGAGGCGAAGTCTCAGACTAAGGCCGCTGTCTCCACCATGATGAAGGATTATAACCGGCTGTACAGTGAGGTCATTCACCTTACGGCAGCCTATCAGAAATCACGGAAAGAGACCGGGGAAACCTCCGAAAAAACTAAGGAATTTGCCCAGAAGCTGAAAGAAGCTCAGGCCCAACTCAATACCACGTCGCAGGGACTAAAAACTGCGGAAGGGTACATGAACAGCTTTGGGGACGCCGCATCGGGGTCCAGCAAGTCTCTGGCCGGTGCTATTGCACAAGGCACGGTCATGGCGAACGTCTTCTCGAAGCTCGGCTCCGCTGCACTCAGTGCCGCAGAGGGGTTCATCTCTTCCGGCATCGAGTACAACGCCCAGATCGAGAAATACACCACCGGCTTTACCAATATGTTGGGCAGCGCGGAAGCCGCCCAGCAGGTCATGAGCCAGATCCAGGAAGATGCGGCAAAAACCCCGTTTGATGTCGAGTCCCTGACAAAGGCAAACCAATACTTGATCTCTGCAGGCGAGAACGCTTCCTATGCCCGCAATACCATCATGGCGCTGGGCGACGCGGTCTCTGCGACCGGTGGCGGCAACGACGAGCTGAACCGCATGTCCCAGAACCTGCAGCAGATCGCCAACACCGGCAAGGCTACAACGGCCGATATCAAGCAGTTTGCTTATGCCGGCATCGACGTGTATGGCATTCTGGCCGACTACACAGGCAAGTCCACCGCCGAAGTGCAGAACATGACCATCAGTTATGATCTGCTGACCCAGGCCTTACAGGCTGCGTCGGAAGAAGGCGGACGCTACTACGGCAGCATGGACACCCAAAGCCAGACCATGAATGGCCGCGTGTCTACCCTGAAGGACAATGTCAAGCAGCTGGCAGGCCTTATGACAGGTGATTTGTCCAGCGGCGTCGGCGTTGTAATCGGCAATCTGAACGACATGCTCGTCGCAGCACAGGAAGCCTACAAAACCGACGGCTGGATTGGTCTTGCGGGCGCAATTACCGGGTTGAGCGGCCCGATTTCGTCCGTCAAATCCTGGTTTGAGGGCTTTGCTTCCAGTGCCTCCACCTGGCTGGACAAGCTGATCTATAAGCTCAACCGTTTTCTGGGGAAAGCGGCCACAGCGGATTACGACACATACGAGGAGTATGCAGACGCAAACCTCCGCCAAAGCAACCGTGACCGCTTACGGCAGCAAGCTCTTGCAGGCGTTGGCGTCAGCAATAAGAGCTGGTCCCAGCGGCAGGCGGAACTTGCTGCGGCGGCGGGAAACGGCGGCAGCAGCATCACCACAAGCCCATCCAGTGCAGCCGGCAAAAAGAAGTCATCCGGTTCTAAATCCACCACAGAAACCGTTATTTCGTCCATCTCCAGCACGGCCACGACCACCGCACAGAATGCGCTGGGTACCGTGACCACCAGCATCCAGACCCTTACCGAAAAGGTCAAGGACAGCTCCGGCAAGATCAAAGACCGCATCACCGAGACCACCACCACCACCGGCAAGGAGATGGTGAACGGCGTCGCCACCACCTTTAAGCAGGTCGAGACCAAGGTCAACGGCACGGTCACAAAGGTCACAAAGACCTATGACGACATGTCAAAAACGCTGCTGGGCACCTTTACCAACGTCTCGGAAACCACCTTTAACGGCATCACCACAAAGGTGCAGCAGGCGGTGGAAAAGTACGCGGACGGCAGCGAGCATATCAAGAAGACCGTCACAGAGACCGGCCAGCGCATCGGTGAGAACGGCGCGGAGACCTACGAGAAGATCATCACCTACATCGACGGAATCGAAGATAAGGTGAACGAGACCTCTACTCTTATCGACAAGAGCGTAAAGGGCACCCAGAGCCGCATTGACCAGCAACTGAGCGAGGCTTCCGGCCAGCTGGATAAGGGCATTTTCGGGCTGGTAAAAAGCGCCTTTAGTGACGCCAAAAACGGAGACTGGGGCGGTCTCGCTCTGGATTTTGTCAATCTGATCTGGGGCGAAGTGTCGCAGGAGCAGCGTGACGTGATCTCTAAGTGGCTTGTGGACGCGCTGACCGCGGTCAATGAGGGCTACTTCAGCGGCGGCATCGGCAAGGCGCTGGGGTCTATCCAAAGCATCTTCACAAACGGCATTACTGCCGGAGTGGATGGCGCTACTATGTCTGTAAAGGCGTTCTCTGAGATCGTGCAGGGCCTGGCAAGCTCCGGCGGCGTGGGCGGAGCACTAGGCAGCATCGTCCAGAGCTTTTCCGGCATGGCAGGCGGCATCACCTCTGCACTGGGCGGCATCGTGTCCTTTGTGGCAGCGAACCCAGTCCTTACCCTGATCCTGGGCGTGGGTGCTGCGGGCGCAGTCGCTGGCGGCATCGGCCTTGCCATGTGGATGAACAAGAAGAACGACCAGCAGCCCGTCAGCCACTACCAGAGCCCCTTTGACAAGACCAGCGTGTATGACAGTCTGGGCACCTTCTCCACCCGCGCGGCCCTGCAGTACCGCGTTACCGGCCAGCAGTCCATTGTTGACCGGCAGACCAGCATTCTGGAACGCATTGAAGGGATGCTGGACGAGCATCTGCCAGACATCGGCAAGGGTCAGGTGGTCATGGATTCCGGTGAGCTGGTGGGCGTTATTTCGCCCAGGATGGCACAAAATGTTGACGCGCGCATTGGTGTGACCGTGACACGGAAAGCGAGGGGCGTGTAATGGCAAAACTTCTGGGCGCAAAAATCGGCGATTACCACACCCTGACAGACTGGGGTCTGTATCTCAAAGTTGGCAGCCCAAAGATCAGCGATGCAGAGGTAGACGAGTATCTGGTGCAGGTGCCCGGCTCTGATACGCTGCTCAACCTGACGGATGCACTGGATGGCCGCCCGCACTACAAAAAGCGTACCATCACCATGGAGCTGCTGTGCAGGGCACCAAAAAAGACCTGGTCGAATCTTTACAGTCAGATCGCAAACGCCATCCATGGCAAATGGCTACAGTGCAAATTCGACGATGACCCGTCTTTCTATTGGGAGGGGCTGTGGAGCGTGTCTATGACACGCAACAGGTTTTCCAGTGCATTCACCATCACGGGCACCTGTGATCCATTCAAGCGCAGCGTGTACGACGGCTCTGATGACTGGCTGTGGGATGACCTTGTATTTGATACGGCAATTATCCGCAATTATACGGATATCCAGCTCAAAGCCAACAAGGACATCACCGTAACCGTCACCGGTGCACCAAGAGCGGCCGGCATCTACTTCAAGCGCAGCGAGACCGCCGCCGACATTGCGGTGTCCCTCAATGGCTTTGAGGTAGGCATTCTGGCCAAGTCCACCGACTGGCAGTATATCGAGGGCCTTACCATGCCGGATGGCGTTGTAGGTACTCTCATCTTTGCGGCGTCTGCGGATTGCAGCATCAGCATCCGATATCTAGGGGGCAGCTTATGAGCTATAAAGTTTATGCAGGCGTCCAGACCGGCGTTGACGTGTGGGAGACAAAGGCCTGCATTTACGACCCGGCAGACTACACGGACACAAAAAAGCTCATCAGTCCAACTCTGACACGGGAGGTGGGCAAGGCTGGAAGCTTGGAATTAACCCTGCCGCTTGGCAATGTGGCTCACTCAGCTTTGCAAAAAATGCGCACGACCGTGTCCGTAGAACAAGACGGTGCGCGCATCTGGGAGGGCAGGCCCATGAGCCATGAGCAGGATTTTATGCTGCGTCAAAAAGTCTTTTGCGAGGGAGAGCTGGCCTACCTCAACGACAGCTCCGTTGCGCCATATACAGCCAAAGACGTGACAATCAAGCAATTTCTTTCGTTCCTGCTGGAAAATCATACCGGCATGGTGGACGCATACAAGGCGTTTACCTGTGGAAATGTTGGCTTTCCGAGCACCAGCGTGGTGGTTCCAGAACTGCATAACTGCGTGATGAAACTAGACTACATGGCAGGTACTCCGGACAGTGACGGCGATTATAGGTATGAATATGGACTTTATACCTCATCCGGCGTTCAGCTTGTGAGCCAATATGAAGCTGGCTACTCGGATGACGACACGGCCCCGGATCCATCTGCGTACAGATGGACGCTGAACGTAAAGTATGAAGCCTCTTCCATTGACGGATACATTTGGCGCACTGGAGAAGGCCTTTTTTCCGTGAGCGTAAACGTGGCTTTATCCTTGGATGGGGACGGCCAGACGCACGAAGCCACGCAAAGAACGGTTACGCCGGATATCACATGCGCTACGCACTCAAAATCCTTTCCGCCTGAGACGGAATACAATCTCAAAGACACGGTCTCAAAAAAATGGAAAATTGAAAAGCAGGGAGACGGTTATGCTGTCCTGTTCAACGGTGCAGCCCTGCCGGATTCTTCCGTGGTCCGTTACGATTCTGCGCCACGGTACACCTTTGGCGACGGACAAAATTTTGGCGTTACATGGGATGTCATCCAAAATGAGCTTGTGGAAGTGTACGGCGGGTATCTGATCGTCCGGCACGAAAACGGGGCCAGGTATCTGGACTACGTCCGGGAAGTGCAGGAGAAAAACGGGCAGCCCATCGCATTCGGCACAAACCTGCTCGACCTGAACAGCTACGTCAAAGCAGAGGATATCGTTACCCGTGTGATTGCAGTGGGCAAAAAAAAGTCCGGATGGTTTTTGTGGAGGCACGAAAGTACGATCACTGCCACCGCAAACGACACCGCGGCCCAAAAGCTCTTTGGCATCATCACAAGGATCATCGTGATCGACGGCACCGCCAGCACAACACAGTCGCTTCTGGATGCCGCCAACGCGGAGCTGTCCAAAAACTTGCGTTATCTCGACGGAATCACGGTAAAGGCTGTGGACCTCAAGGATGCCGGTGTGGATATCGCCCGCCTTGGCTTTGGCAAGATGACACACATCTACTCCAACCCGCACGGGGTGAACACCTGGCTTTTGTGCTCTAAGATTGTGGAGCCTTTGGACGCGCCGGACAAAAAAGAATTCACGCTGGGCATTGATTTCTCCAGCGTCAGCGACTTGCAGGCCCTGAGCGCACGAAAAGCCAGTGACGCCTATGACCTGAGCCGCTCGCTGAAGGGCTATGCATCCGCAAAGGGGTGATAAATTGGATAAGACATTTGACGAAGCAATTTCCGAAGTCCGCAATGCAGAGCGCGGCGTGGAAGTACGGGAAGCCCTTGCGCAGGGCTTTGAGTATGTGAAGCAGTATGGCGAGGCTGTTATCGCGCGGCAGGAGGAGGCTGTGCAGAGTGCGGAAACAGCCACAAACGCGGCTGCAACTGCCACAGCACAGGCCGCCGCAGCAGCCCAGAAAGTCAAAGACGCCACTGCAAACGCCATAAGCGCAGCGCAAGAGCAGGCAGGTATTTCGACATCGAAAGCCGAGGAATCTGCTTCCAGTGCCGCAGGAGCAGCGGCCAGTCAAACTGCTGCCGCGTCTAGTGAATCTGCCGCAAAGGCCAGCGAGGAAGCAGCTGCAAAGAGTGCCGCCGACGCAAAGGTTATCGTGTCCACTGACACGACCCTGACCGTATCTGGTGCACCGGCTGACGCAAAGGCGACCGGCGACGCCCTGGCTCAGAGGTATAGAAAGGACGAGGCCGATGCCAAATTTGGCACGCCTGCCACGCCTGACAAGCTAGGCCCCGTAAAAGTTGGCGCTGGCCTCGGCGTGACAAATGACGGCACCCTGAGCGTGACCAGCGTCAACGGCTTTACGGTCAAGGCGCAGACCACCGATCCCGGCGTGGGCAGCGCCCTCGACACAGGCACTGTCCTGCTGGTGTACGCATAAGGAGGTGGGCGCATGAGCATCTATCTCGGTGCCGGGAGCACGGCACACAAAATGTCCAAACTCTATGTGGGCGTGGGCGGTCAGGCCCGGCAGGTGCAAAAGGTGTACGTCGGCATAAATGGTCAAGCCCGGCTCGTCTATCAAAGCGGCAGCCCCATAGGCAGTCTGGCCGTGGGCAGCATCGTTAAAATCAAAGTTAACGGTACATCCACGGACTTCATTGCTATTCATCAAGGCAACCCGAGCACAAGCGTTTACGACAACTCGTGCAATGGAACGTGGCTGCTGATGAAAGACATCTACGAAAGCCGCCAGTGGCATAGCTCGGACACTAACGACTATGCAAACAGCACTATCCATTCGTACCTCAATAGCACCTTCCTTGCGATGTTCGACTCGAACATTCAAAAGGCAATCAAGCAGGTAAAACTCCCGTACCGCAAAGGCAGCGGCACGTCCACGACCGTTACCAGCGGCTCGAACGGCCTGTCTGCGAAGATTTTCCTGCTCAGTGCGACCGAAACGAGTTTCAGCTTCTCCTATATGCCGAGCGGTGAAGGCGCGGAGCTGGCCTATTTCAAGGGCTGCGCGGACGATAGCTCGGATTCTAAGCGTGTCGCATATCTCAACGGCTCGGCCACCCTCTGGTGGCTCCGCTCTCCGCGCTGCCTCAACTTCTACGGCGCCCTGTACGTCAACTCCAATGGCGACTGGGGCAACGGCCACTGCTACGACTCGCTCGGCATCCGCCCCGCTTTGATCATGCCGTCCACCACGCTGGTGGACGAGAATGGCAGCGTGATGGTATAAGGAGGTACTGTATGGACAACAAAATTGAGCCCGGTTACGCCGCTCCGGCGGCAAAAGCCGATTACACCGCCATTGCGCAGGCCGTGAGCGAGCACAACGATGCCGCGGCAACCGGCGAGCACTACTGGGGCATCGCCCTGGCAGACGGCACCTACATGGTGTACGAGGCGGGCACGGTACCACCCCCGCCGACCGCCGAAGAGCTGGCCCAGCGTGAAAAGGAAAAGCAGGAAGCCCAGCAGCGGAAGGAAGCGCTGGACAAGCTGCCTCAGACGTTGGAAGCGCAGAAAAAAGAAAATGAGATGCTTCGGCAGTGCTTGCTGGAAATGAGCGAGACTGTCTATGCATAAAATCACACAAAGAATCGAAAGGATGGTATTTATGATGGCAATGCTGTGGACACAGGAGATTATGTCTGCTGAGACTGTCGAGGAGGCAAAGGCGCTGTATAAGCGCTGCCCGCGCCTGCTGAAGGAGAAGGTCAAGGCACTGCTCATCAAGAGCGGCTTTGAGGAAATCGTACAGGAGGAGTAAGCGATGGAAAAACTTTTGGAATTTCTGGCGTGGCTGGTGAAGGTGCTTTTCGGCGGGGACAGCGAAAGTCCTGCGCCGGAAACACCCAGAGAGACTCCCGTTGAGGAGGCCGTCACCGGCTGGGAGGGCGACCCGCCATACCGCTACATCGACGTAAGCCGGTATCAGGGCAACATTACTCTGGAGGGCTGGAAGAAGGTCAAGGCCGCTGGTTATCAGGGCGTCATGCTCAAGACCGTCAGCACAAACCGTAGGCTCTCCAAGCGGGCAGATGGCCTGTACATCGACCCCACCTTTGAGACCAACTACCGCAATGCAAAGGCGGCAGGTCTGGCTGTGGGCGTGTATTACTACACCTACGCCACCAGCGAGGCGATGGCCGATGCAGAACTTTCCCTGCTGGCTGACGCCCTGCGTGGCAAGACGCTGGAAATGCCTGTGGCAGTGGACGTGGAGGACAACAAATTCAGGGTTCTTGGCAAGCAGGCGTTGACCGACCTGACAGCCTACGCCCTGAAAAAGGTGGAAGACATGGGCTTTTATGCCCAGCTCTATACCTACACCAGCTTTGCTAAGACACGCCTGTATATGGGCGGTGCTGCCCTCAGCCCCTACGATGTCTGGCTGGCCGACTACACAGGAAAGACACCTGCCGTGACCTTTGCCTACAACTCCCACCAGCACACCAGCAAGGGCAGCGTGCCGGGCATCACGGGCAACGTAGACCTCAATGTGACCACCCTCAACTACCCGAAAATCATCCGCAAGAAGGGTCTGACCCGTCTCCGGGAGGGCAAATGACCGAAAAAGAAGCTTTGCTGTGGGTGCTGGGCATTCTGGGCAGCCTGTGCGCCGCGGCCATCACCATCGACAAGGTGCTGGAAATTATCCACAAGTACATCAAAAAGGCGCAGGAGCCGGACAACGCGCAGAACAAGCGGCTTGACGAAATGGACAAGCGCTTGCAAACGCTAGAAACGGGCTATGCGCAACATTCTTTGGCGCTTGGGCGCGATTTGTCCCGCTTCGGGGAAATCGACGAAGTAAACCGCCTGACGCTTGAAGCCGTTCGTGCCCTGCTGGAAGCACAGCTGACCGGAAACAACGTGCCCGCTATGCAGGCCAGCAAGGAAAAAATTGATAATTACCTCATGGAAGGAGTAACAAAACATGGAAGCAATGCTTAACTTTATCCCCGCACCCGTCGCCCTGGTTCTGATGGCCCTTGGCTTTGTCTCTCTGGCCGTAGGTGCCATCCGCCTGGGCTACAAGCAGTACGTCAAGTCCTGGGCCCTGGAACTGGTGACCCTGGCAGAAAAAAGCATCATGGGCAGCGGCCAGGGTGCCAAGAAAAAGGCCCAGGTCTTTGCAGCCCTCCGCTCCGCCCTGCCGGACTGGCTCAAGCCCATCATCACCGATGAAGTACTGGATGCCGTCATTGAAAAGGCTGTGTGGATGATGAAAAAGGCACTGGCAGAAAAGAAGCCTACCATCAACAAGGAGTAATTTATGATCGAGCAAAGCGTATCTCTCGCATCCAATGGCGTCGTCAAAGTGCCGGGCTATGAGCAGCTGGTGCGCTTTGGCTACACCAAAAACAAGGGCGTGTACCGGCTCAACGTCACCGCAACCGGCGAGTGGGAGGGCCTGACTATCCGCGCATTCTGGCACCTGCCTGGCGGCAAAGACCCGGCATCCTCGCTGGTGGTGGACGGCTATGTGGACGTACCCGCCAGCGTGACCGCACAGCCCGGCAACGGCTGCATCACCTTTGAAGGCAGCGACGGCACCAAGACTGTCACCAGCGCAGACCTGCGATATCGTGTCAGCGCCAACTCCGGCACAGAGGATGGCACTGAGCCCGAGCCGGACACCCCTGCATGGCAGCAGCTGGTGGATGCCGTGCACACCGATGCCACCGCCGCAGAGCAGGCCAAGACCGATGCACAGACGGCAGCACAGCAATCTGAGGCATCTGCCAAAAAGTCCGGGCAGGCCCTTTCTGACACCATCAGCGCCAAAGAGGACGCTCTGAAAGCCATCGGTGACAAGCAGACCACCGCCACGCAGGCTGTAGACATAGCCAGGGACAAGGCCCTCCAGCAGGTGGAAGCCTCTACAGAAGCCGCCCAGACCGCTGCCAGTGAAGCCACCACCAGTGCAGGCGATGCAGACAGGAGCGCTCAGGAAGCTGCTGGCAGTCTGCAGGAGCTCAAAGACGGCATCGCAAACGGAAACTTCAAAGGCGAGCCCGGCAATGACGGGAAATCCCCAGTTGTAACTGTAACCGACATCGAAAATGGCCATCGTGTCAGCATCACTGACAAAGACGGTACAAAAACAATTGATGTCTTAAATGGCAAAGACGGCAAAGATGGTACACAAATTGATGATGCCACCGTGGGGCTCGACGCCTGGAGCAGCAAGCACATCGTGGATATGCTTTGTCCGCCGCTGGACGAGACCGGGAACCCTGTTGTGTGCTATCCGGTGGCGGGATATCCGCTGGGATGTAAGGTGAGCTGGGAGCCGACGCAGGAAGGCACAGGCGACCCATCACCTGACAACATCCGACCTATCCACGGCAGAGACAGCGTGACGGTCGAACGGTGCGGGGAGAATTTGCTGAATATCGCTCCGTTTACCAAGCTGACAGAACAAGGCATCACTTATGAGTATGTAGCCAACGGCGGAATACATATTTCCGGCACCGCACTGACTAGTGTGACTAGCCCGATGTTTTCGGTTTGGTATCTGCCGCCCGGGAAATACTACGGGGCAGATTCGGGTGAAGGAATTGGCACTAGTATTGTGGTGCATAGAAATGGGAGAAACGTTTGGCTAAGCGCCAAAGGCACTTTTGCGATTTTGGCTGGGGACGTAATTAAGTTTTGGTGCTTAAGTGTGAATAGCGGCAAAACCGTTGACAAGACGTTATATCCGTATATTGTCCCCGGAACCACCGCCCACACCACATACACCCCTTACACCGGCCAAACCGCAACCCTGACCCTGCCCCACACCATCTACGGCGGCACGGTGGATGTGGTGAGGGGGAGCGGTGAGAAAGCGTGGAACGAAATTGCACTTATCGATACATATGGTTGGTACGCATCAACGAACCAATATAGAACTTTTTACTGCGTTAATATCAAAAATATAACACGGACCACCGTCGAAAATAGTGGATATGCTAAAGACTGGAAATGCACTCATTTCAAAAGCGAAGCGTATTCTTATGCTCAAAGCGGAGACAGGGATAATACAGTGTCTTTTCAGAGCGATAAAGAAACGCTAGTTATTACTTTCCCCGGAAGCATAGATGAGCTTAAATCCTATCTCGCCGCCCAGTACGCCGCCGGAACCCCTGTCCAAATCGCCTACAAGCTGGCAGAGCCTGTGCCCTTCACCGCAACCGGCGCACAGCCGATCTCTGCTCTGAGCGGTGCTAACACAGTCATAACCGATGCAGACAGCGTGACGGTGACCGGCAGGGCTGACCCCATCAAACGCATTATTGACCTTGAGGACGCAGTAGCGTCCATGACAACAACATAAGGAGGACTGACTATGGCTGTCAAATCCAAAGCCAGGCACGACCTGACGTTACGCTCCATTAAGCGGGAAATCGCTGCAGGACGCGATGTTGCGTTCTGGCTGGACAGAACATACGTCCATCTGGACAGCGGCCTGCTGACAGAGGACGACGTTGCGGAGGTTGAAGCTCTTGCACAGGCGTACTACGACGCTCTGGACGCGGAGGACAAGGCGAACGCTGAGGAAATCACACTGTAAGGAGACATAACACATGAACGCAGTAAATGCCGAAGATTTGCTCGATTTGATTGAAACCATGAAACGCGTATCTGCGGATGAAATTATCGCTGCATCAAAAGAGAACAACGAGCTGGAGCGCATCGCACACATCGCAACGGAAGCAACTTATAATGCCGTTATTGAAAAGTTGGAAAGCCTCCGCGTGTACGCAGTAATCGTTTTGGATAACAAGGAGTAACACCATGACCAGCACTACATACGAGCATTTTGTTGACACCAACAAAATGTACGCCGCACAAGAGCAATTTCGTGAGGCCACGAAACTGGTGACAAAACGTCACCAGTTTGCCGTCATTGGCAATATGGTGCGCAACGCGGGACAGCTGCCGCAGCCTTTTTGGCTCGGTGCTGCCTGTGGCAGCGGCTCGTGTAGTGCTGCCCGCTGCGCTGCAAGGGCTTGACCGACAGCAGATGACCGCCGCCATCAAAACCGCACCGCTTGGGAGGGTAGACCGTAAGATAGCCTTACTGCGGTATGCTGAGCGGCTCCCGCTGCCGGACATTGCAGCACAAACACATTACAGCCGGACAGCGATAGGCTACCGGCTGAAAGGCATTGAAAAAGTTTTTGAGTAAAGTAAACCCCCGGTGTTCCGTTTGGAGCATCGGGGGTTTTTCTATTTTTTCTCTTTTTTGAGTTTTTCGAGACGTCTTGCAAGCTCTTCTTCCCATCCCTCATGTTCTTTTAGAAATGGGGCGTATATCAGCTCTTCAGCTGCTTTGCGGGCCGCAGTGGCTTCTTCGATCGTGTCATAGCTGCCGAGATGGTACTGCTTCCGCCGAAAATTGATATATGCACGCCATCGGCCGTGGCAGTCTTTACACACACCATTTGCGCCAGAAGTGGAATTTTTATTGATATGGCCTCCGACCGCCCTTGTGCAAATCGACATAAGGGAAGAACCATCTGCGTAAACCGTACTGTGAATTGCCTCATTTTTTTCTCCGATGTCCCTGTTGCAATCTGCGCAATGCTGAATTCGAGAAAGCCTTGTGATCTTTACGGTGGTTTCCTTCCCACATTTCGGGCAAATAGCACGGCACAGAAAACAACCTGACCTCTTTTCGGGCAAAACTTCCAATACTTTCCATCCGTTAATAATTTGTCCTTCTTTTTTCTTCGCCTTTCGTAAAGCCGTCTCCGTCATGGCTGGCTTTTGCCCTCGATTCGCGCAAGACAGACAGCTGCTGCTTTTGCCAAGACGCAGGGAGCTGTCATACACGTCTTTTACCACTCCGCACTCACACTGGCATGTGTAGTAGTGCGGCTTTTCAGACGGCGCAAGTACCGTCCACTTTCCAAAATGCTTTCCGGTCAAATCTTCTGCCATAACATTTCCCTCAGATCAATCCGTAGTGCTCTGCCAATAAAAAGCGGAGATACACAGGGCACGCACGCTTCTCGCCGCACCAGTCCTGCACAGTGCGAAGCGGGATGCCCACCTGCTTTGCAAAAGCGGTCTGACTGTGTCCGGAGGCCTTGACCATTTCCCGCACGTTCATGCGGGAAACATCCCAGAGATGGGACAAGCGGACGGTCTCGGCGTCCAGATCAAGGTGCCCTTCAAAATCGTCCGAGATGCTGAGGGTGACGTTACCGAGAAAAACTTCTTTCGGCTGCTTGGCAGCCATGCCAAAAAGTTCTGCATTGCTGTACATGGTTGACTTCCTTTCTTTCAGGTAGTAATATATTCGTGTACCTCCATGGTACGTCTTTCACAAAATCCCCGTCAGGTGTTCGCTGCACTTGACGGGGCTTTTTTTATTTAGCACATTTGACCGAGGAGCTTAATTTCAAAGTCATCCGGGGTCATGCTGTTGCAGTATTCAAACGCAAGATGGTTGCGTAGAAACTGCTCTGCCTGCTCGGCGTTTGCACCTACCTGACGGTGCTCCTCGCTTGCAAACTTTTTGCAGGACACGCTGAAAGCAAAAACATGGTCAGTGTTTTCAGGATCATTGAACGCTTTTTCTGCAATTGTAGCATTGCTTTCGTCAAAAAGACTAAACGCGGTAAGCGCATCCTTCACCTCGTTATACGCGATCATGCGGCGGGCCATCAGGCTTTGTGCTTTCTTGACACGCTCCGGGTCATCGCTTTTCAGCATATCAGAGTAGTGGTCAGCCAGTTTGTTCTCCAGATATTCAAAAACTGCCTCCATGCGTTCAACTTCAAACTTCGTCATGATAAAAACCTCCATGTTGTTGTGTGTTGGTGCCTTTCGCTGTCTTTATTATACACGCGTTGCGTGCAATTGTCAAGACTTTTTTGAAAAAATTTATACGCGTTGCGTGCAAATACTTGAGCGCTCATACAGCCCTGTGCTGTGTGGGCGCTTTTTATTTGTCCTTCGTTGTGCGTTCGTTGTCTCTCCAGGCGGTTTAAAAAAGTACACTGGGCGCAAAGGGAGGGGGTGCCATGTGGCGCAGGTTTAACCCGAATCCGCGTGGGAGCAGCGTCGGGGACTGCGTAGTGCGGGCGGTAGCTGCGGCCACCGGTCAGAGCTGGGAACGGGCGTATATTGCGCTGGCGCTCACCGGCTACGCCCTCGGCGATATGCCCAGCGCCAACCGCACATGGGGCGCATACCTCCAAAAGCGCGGGTTCAAGCGCAGTTTGGTGGAGGCAGACTGCACCACCTGTTACACCGTGGCAGATTTTGCCCGGGAGTACCCGCGCGGCGTGTATGTACTGGGCTGCTCCGGCCACGTCCTGACCGTGATCGACGGCGTGTGGTGGGACAGCTGGGACAGTGGCGCAGAATGCCCGATTTACTACTGGTATAAGGAGGAGTAAACGATGCCTTACAATCCGTATGCGTATCAGATGCCGACATACTACGGCCAGCCAATGCCGGACAACCTCGCTCAACTCAGGCAGGGAACAGGCTATCAGTCACCCATGATGCAGCAGCCGACAGCACAGACAGCACAGGCTACGCCCTCCATCATCTGGGTGCAGGGAGAAGAGGGCGCAAAAGCCTATATGGTCGCCGCAGGCAACAGCGTACTGCTGATGGACAGCGAAAACAGCGCTTTTTACATCAAGAGCACCGACGCCAGCGGGATGCCGCTGCCTCTCCGCGTCTTTGACTACAAGGAACGCACCACGGCGACAAAAATGCCCCCTCAGACGGCGCAGCAGCCCGGCGGGGAGTTTGTCACCCGAGCAGAGTTTGACGCTCTGGCAGCCCGCTGTGCGGCGCTCGAGAAGCAAGAGCCTGCAAAACCTGAAACGGAGGTCAAATAAGTATGGCAAACCCTCTTTTTAACGCACTGGGCGGCGGTATGCCCGCCATGCCAAACCCTATGGGTCAGTTCGGGCAGATGATGCAGCAGTTCCAGCAGTTCCGTGCAAACTTTCAAGGCGACCCGAAAGCAGAGGTGCAAAAGCTGCTGCAATCCGGCAAAATGTCACAAAACCAGCTGAACCAGCTGCAGGCGATGGCGCAGCAGTTTCAGCAGTTCCTCCATTAAGTCGTAACCGTGGCCACGGTTCAAGCATAAAAATCATTCAAAACACACGAAAGGAGTACAAAAATGTCTCTTTCTTCCGATTCTGCGGTTCTGACCATGCCTGTTCAGCCCGCAAACGCCAACGGCGGCGACGGCTTTGGCTTTGGCAATGATGGCGCATGGTGGATCATCATCCTGTTCCTGTTCGCCTTCTGCGGCGGCTGGGGCGGCAACTGGGGCGGCAATGGCAACACCGGTGCCGGTGTCGTTGACGGCTACGTCCTGACCTCCGATTTTGCCAACATCGAGCGCAAGATGGATGGTATCAACAACGGCATGTGTGATGGCTTCTACCAGCAGGCGCAGCTTGTCAACGGCGTGCAGCAGACCGTAAACAACGGCTTTATGTCCGCAGAGATCAGCCGCGCAAACCAGCAGGCGGCGTTCATGCAGCAGCTGTTTGCCATGCAGATGCAGCAGCAGGAGTGCTGCTGCGAGAACCGCTCTGCCATTCAGGGCGTCAACTACAATTTGGCCACCCAGTCCTGCGAGACCCGGAACACGGTGCAGAGCACCACCCGGGACATCATCGACAACCAGAACCAGAACGCCCGCGCCATCCTTGACGCCCTGACCGCACAGCGCATCGAGGCAAAGGACGCAAAGATTGCTGAGCAGGGTCAGCAGCTGTTCGCAGCACAGCTTGCGGCATCTCAGGCAGCCCAGAACGAAACGCTCAAGGCCTACATGAGCGGTCAGCTGGCCTACTACAATCCGCGCCCCGTGCCCGCATTCCAGGTTCCTGCACCTTACCAGTACGGTAACTGCGGCACCGGTTGCGGCTGCGGCAGCTGCGCATAACCGAATCACGACAGCTTTTTGAGTGGTTGTTTCCAAAATGGAAATGCCCACATCAAAATGTTCAGCCCCTGAGCTGATTTTGCAAACAAGAGCGTCGGGGCAGCAGTCCCGGCGTTTTTCTATGAAAGGAGCCGATAAAATGGCCGAATTTTCTAATTCTAACATCGTCATCGTGGCGGCGGGTGAAAGCCTTCCCCTTACCGAGACCGCGGTGAACGCGCCTGCGTGCATTGTGCATCGTGAGGGCAGCGGCCTTGTGACCATGCGGGGTCTGACCAATCAGTGCAAAGCGCGCTTCAAGGTAAGCTTTGGCTGCAATGTCGCCATTCCCACCGGCGGCACTGTGGGGCCCGTTTCCGTGGCGCTGGCTGTCGGCGGTGAGTCGCTGACCAGTGCGACAGCCATTGTCACCCCGGCGGCAGTCGAAAATTACTTCAACGTTTTTGTGGCCGCGTTCATCGAGGTGCCGCGCGGCTGCTGCGTGACCGTGGCGGTTAAAAACGCCAGTACGCAGGCAGTCAGCATTGCAAACAGCAATCTGATCGTTGAGCGGGTAGCATAAGAAAGGAGATAAAGTCATGCTGGATAAACTGAATCATCTGAAAGACGAAATGTGCGACGAGCTCATGGAGCTGACCGACAAAAAGAACCGGTCCCCTGGCGATGTTGAGATGATCGGCGAGATTGTGGACATCATTCTGGACATCCACCGCATCGAGGATTACTGCGATGGCGGCGAGTACAGCCGTGCGGGCGAGTGGGAAGCTGACATGCGCGGATCCTTCGACCATGATGCCGGAAGCGGTTACAACCGGGGCAACAGCTACGCCAACCGAGGCCGCCACTATGTGCGCGGGCACTACTCCCGCATGGATGGCCGTGAGCGCATGATCTCTGACATTGAGGAAATGATGCAGGACGCCACCGGCGCAGAGCGTGACGCCTACAAGCAGGCTGCTAACATCTTGCGCAACGCATAAGGGAGGAGGGCGGCAGGCATGGACATTGACGAGATCAACACCCATATCCACAAGCTGAAATGCGGATCCACTGACTGGCAGAGCGTGGAAAAGCTTGCCGCCCTCTGCACTGTGAGAAATGAGCTGGAAGAAAAGCAGGCACCGGCAGAAATGCAGACTCAAGCGCTGCCTCCCGCGTCGTACCCGGCGGCATACTCAGCAAAAGCAAATCCGCAAAGCGAGTTCGTGGAAGCGGCCAGCGCCGCGCCCTTTGGCGGCTTGATGGAAGTGCTTGATGAGCACATGAGCGCCATAAAGCTTGCATACCCGAAAGAGTATGAGCTGGTCATGCGGAAGATAAGCGACTTGTAAAAAGGCATAGAATGTGCTATTTTTACATAAGCTTCAGCGTTTGGACACGGGACGCATAGTCTAACAGAAAGCTAACAAATTGATAATTATTAACGTTGAAACGCTAAATAAATTTGATTTGTAATCAGTGGGTTGCAGGTTCAACTCCTGTCACCAGCTCCAAAAATAAACGCACGAACGATGAAAAAGAATCGTCCGTGCGTTTTTCTTTTTGCTTGAAATACCTTGAAATCTCCTAAATGAACGTAATAATCTAACAAACAATCTAACAAATCAATACTTCATTTTTTGCATTTCCCGCAACAGATAAGCCGGATCATTGTGGGACACGTACTTGTTTGCCGTGGTGGAGAAATTTTTGTGCCCAAGAATGGCCTGCACCGCGGTCTTTTCCAGGCCGCACTCCACCATCTTACTACTGGCCGTGTGGCGCAGGGTGTGTGGATGCACGCCTTCTATATGGCATTCCTGCATCAATGCCCGGAACTTTGTAGCCACGTTGCGCTTGTCCAGCTTTGTGCCGGCTTTGGATGGAATCAGCCATTCGCACCCGCTGTCCAGCATCCAAAAGGCAATGATCTTGTAAATGGGCTCAAGGATGGGGATAATGCGGTTCTTGCCTGCTTCTGTCTTTTCACCGCCCTGCATGTACCGCTCTTTCAGATGCACATCCTCGCAGCGCATGGAAAGCAACTCGTCGATGCGCATGCCGGTATAAAGCAGCACCATTGCGATTTGCGCCGTCTGCCCAAATTTCGGGTCATTCTGTCGGATGCTGATCTGCTCGATCTCTTGGGCGGTCAGGGTACGCTCTGCCTTGCCTGTAGCCGCCGGGAGCTGCAGCAGCATGGCGTAATTTTTGTTTATGATGTCCTGAGCCATTGCCCACTCGCAGATCTGGCTGAAAAGCGTGCGCTGCTTTTCGCAGGAGCTGCGGGAAAGTCCCTTTTCCACCATTGCGTCAATGACCTGTTGATAATCTGCGGCTTTCAGCTCTCGCAGCTGTTTGTCGTAAAGGGGGGCGGCTTTTGCATAGGCCAGCTCGTACCCCTTTTGCATGTCCGTGCTGAGCTTGTCAAATTTGGGCTGCGATTTCCATTGGACATAGGCATCCGCAAAGGTGCACTTCAGACGCGCTGCTGGCGTGTTCTGAGCGTTGTAAGCGTCCAACGCTTGTACGGCTTCGCCTGCTGTTTCAAACGTCCCCAGAACGTCCCTTTGGGCTGTAAGAGCCACATACGGTCTTGCCCGCGCTCCACTCAGTTTATACACGCTGCCGCTGCCCTTGGGACGGCGGCGCTTTTTTCTTTGCTGCGGGGCGGCTTCCGGCTGCTTCTTCCCGCACCACGGACAAAAAGAAGCACCATCCGGGATCTCTTTCCGGCAGCATGGTCTCACGCATTTCATGGCTTACTCCTTTTTTTGCCCGATATATCCGAATGCACCATTTTCGGCAGCGGCCCTTCCGGCCCTGTAGTTGATCTTCAGGTCGTCAATGGGAGGATGCGGAGCGTCTGGGCATGGGTCAAGGCCCGCGATCTGCGCATAGGTATACTGGTCTATGATGGTTCCGCACACGCTGACCCGGTTGTTCATGGGACAGTGGAGGTTTGCCGCCATCTCCGATATGACAGCAGGCGGACTGCTGCCGTGCAGACCCTTCAGAATAAAAAGCAGCAGCCTTTTCGTCAGCGACGGCAGATTTACCACGAGACGGCGCAACTCTGCGTTTAGCTCATCGTCGGCCTTGCCGTTATCCGGCACTTTGTACAGATCCGGGTGGAGCATCTCCATGAAAATCGCGATGGGTGACACCCCGCACGCCGTGCACCAGTCCATGATCTCGTCACTGTCCGGGCTGGTGCATCCTTTTTCCCAGCTCTGCACGGTGCGCTCTCCTTTTTCGATGCGCCTTGCGATCTCCGCTTGGCTCAGGCCAGTAGACACCCGTGCTTTTGCAAGTGCTTTCCCGATTTGGCTCGCCGTAAAATAACTCATACTTTCACCCCCATAAAACCAGTGTGTTTTTAACAAAAATGGCGCAGAAAAAGTCTGCGCCATTCGACAAATTTTATCCGTATTTTGTTTTCCAACGGCGCATGGTAAAATCTGGATTATAAATCGTAGATGTGCACAAAAGAAAGGAGAAAACAAAATGGATTTTGAGCAAAGAAACGGCAAAGAAACTGAAATGACCATCATCGACGGAATGCCCGCCAGCATCCTGACCGGCACCGACCACACCCCTGCACCCTGGGAGGAATAATTTATGAAAAATCTGTCACACTTTCGCACCCATGCCCGTGCCTTGCTCGCCTGCTATTTGGATATGACCCCGGAGCAGCAGCGCCTTGCTCGCGCTTACATTCAAGATAGGGCCCTGCCGGAGGTGCAAGCCCTTCGTAACGCCGCCGGTGAACCCGGCGTGGATGTAGCCGCTGACCTGTTGCAAAATTTGCAACAGCCTTGCAACCACGAATAAGCTGAAATGTCAGCGCAAATCCGCATTTTTCAGCGTATTTTTCCGCTGAAAGAAGGGAACGAATGGGGATCGACGACAACAACCGGCGGTTTTATAATATGGTCGTGAACAGGTTTACAGTCCAAGCAGCTGAGATTTCTTTGTGTTGTACTCCGCTTCCGTGATGGCCTCCATATCCAGTAGCTGCTTAAACTTCAAAAGCTCATCGGCGGCGCTGGATGCCGCCGGAGCGGCAGCCTGTGGCTTCTCCTGGCTGACTTTGCAGTTCTTGAGAAAATCGGTCATGCCGCCGGGATAAACCGTTGTCGGCAGACTGGTTTCTCCAAGAGGGAGCGTAAAATGGATGGAAACGTTTTCTTTGCTGCGGCTGCCTTTGCGGGTCTCTGTTTTGGCGGTAGCAGCGCCCACGATCGCACCCACAGGACCGGCAACGGCTGCACCGATCACGGCCCGGCCAATGCCGCCTTTAGTTTCTGTCACCGTCAGATCGTCTGGCGCGTCCGATTCGTAACCGGCGACTTCATCGAAGCTGTAGATCATGCGAGGGCCTTTATCACCGCCGCGGTGCCCAAAACAAAACAGCCGGTTGGTTTTGTCAATGGACACAAAGAGCGCGTCACCATCATAGATGGAATCGGTCTCCTTGAACGCCTTGCGGCGGCCTTCCAACGTAGCCCAGTAATCAGCAAGGGCGGCTGTCGGTTGCTTTGCTGCTCGGATGCCCAATTTTGAAAAGAAAAAGTTGCTGCAGCTGGCGCAAATCAAGCCGTCCGCGCTTTTCTCGCGGTTCAGAAGGCCCAGCTTGCCGCCGCAGACAGGACAGGCATTTGCCATAATAACCACCTCATAAACAAAAATAGGCAGCCAACCAGCTGCCGAAAAGCTAAATTATCAAGGAAAATGCCAAAGGGGGAAAATAAAGTGCAAGAAAATAGCACAAAGTTTGCAAAATGTGATACAATGGAAGAAAAGTGCCGCCTCAAATCTTTATTTTCTTCTCTGTCGGCACAGGAAAAACAAGAGGTGCTTTCCTATGCGGAAAGCCTGCTCAACAGCAGAAAGGAGTAAATCTGTGGATAAGTACGAGGTTGAACTTGGCCGGTACAAAACCAGAATTTTTGCTCTTCTGGCAACGGAAGCGTCCGGCCTGCCCGGAATCAAAAGCGAAGAGTGCGCAAATTGCGACCACCGGTGCTCTATTGAAATCGGGTGTTACTGCTTCAACTACGGATGCGGAAAGGGCAAGACCACGGAAGAGCTGCACGAAGCATTTGACCGCGTTTGTGATGCCCTTAAAATTTCTGGCCGAAGATGGACACCAGCAAATCCAATGCGGCCTGAAGTATTTGATTCTCCCGATCTGCTCGAAGTTCTTGAAGATAGGCTTCTCCAGCTAGCGGAAGAGAATAAATGTACTCGCTGGGAAGAAAACCACCCACCCCGTCAGGAATGTACTCTTTGCGGCGCTCATCAATCAGACCGCGGCCCTTCAAGTTCTGAATGTACCGATTCTGGCCGTTGAAACTGAAATCCTCGCCGGAAATGAGACAGACTTCGTGCTGGTTCATTTTCCCGTTGTGCTTCTCCATATATAATAGGAGCGCAAGGCTCGTTTTGTCCAAAAACTCAGCCATTGGGGTTTTCCTTCCTCTTTGCAACCTTAAATTCCATATACTCCAGCAGATCTGCACGGTCTGCATCGGTCATCTGACTTAGCAGCTCGTCAAACCTTGCATCCAGCCCACTCCCTTCACCGGGGGCGGGCTTTTCTTTTTGCTCTTCGCCGGTGAGCTCTTCGACCGTGACACCAAAGTAAGATGCAACCTTTAATGCTGTGGCATCAGTTGCTCCGCCGCCCTTTTTCCAGCGATTTACTGTCGGCTTTGAAAGCCCCATTTCAAGAGCTGCCGCAGATGGTGTTTTTCCGGCCTTTTCGCACAGCTTCAAATAGTTTTCGTAAAATGCCATAAAATACACCACCTTTTTGTGCAGTATGCCGAAGTTCACAAAGTTTGCAAAAAACTATTGAAAGTTACTTTAGTTACTGCTATAATGGCGTTGTCAGTTAAAAACGTTCACAAAACACAAAGCCCCAGCGGGTCGCACCGCCTAAGCTTTTTTACTATGTGTCTGCAACTACATAGTAACACACTTTGTAAACTTTTTCAACTGGCATTTGACACGGCGATAAGAAAAAATCTGCCTGCGGTTGTTTCACAGACAGACTTTTCACCGATTTGTCACCAGAACGCACTTGCACCCCAGCGGTAATGCAAACATGCGCGTTTGCACGTCTTTTGCGCCATGCGCGGCGTAAAAGTAACGCCGGGGCTGCAAAAACAACTTGCAGGGCTATGGGTACGCCGCTTCCTTTGGCGGGTCGGCACCGCCTTGTAAGCCCTAGCGCTTCACGCACATGCTCGTGTCTGGAACTGGCTGGCTCAAAAGTTGGGTCAATGAAATCACCTTCCTTTTGAATCAGTTTAACTAGGAGCCTTGAACAGTATAGCAAATCGGTGCGCCGTTGTCAATTATGTTTCAACTTACGTTTTAAAGGAGGTGTGAAGGTGCCTGAAAAATGGACAGGCCGTTTAGTAGGCCGGATGCACAACAACCAGATTACAGTAGACGACGTAGCAAAGCATCTTGGATTTTCGAGAAGCTACTGTTCACTGATTTTGAACAGCAAGCGCAACCCTCCCGGCATTCGGGAAAAGATGGAAACTGCCGTCAGCGAGATCATCAAGGAAAAGGAGGACAAAACGGCATGAGCGAATTAAACAATCTCATCCCCATTAGCTACGACAACCCGGAGCGCCCCACGGTGAGCGGCCGGGAGCTGCACGAGTTTTTGCAGGTCGGCACGAAGTATGCCGACTGGTTCAAGCGGATGTGCGAAGGCGGACTTTTTACCGAGCACGTTGACTTTGAACCTTGCTTCTCAAATTTGGGAAGCGAAAAACAGCACGGTGGTCAGAACAAGGTTGACCACCAGCTCACCATTCCGATGGCGAAGGAGCTGTGCATGATCCAGCGCAACGAACGTGGCAAGCAGGCCCGGCAATATTTTCTGGCCATTGAAGCCCAGTGGAACAGCCCGGAAGCGGTCATGCGCCGGGCGGTGCTGATCGCCCAGAAACAGAACGACCAGCTCAAGGCCGCCAACCGCCAGCTTCTGGCAGAGAACAACGACCTGAAGCCGGATGCAGAGTATGCCCGGGCGGTGTGCGTTGGCAAGAACTGCCGCACCACTACCAGCCTTGCCAAGGATTACGGCCTGAGCGCCGAGAAACTCAACAGCATCCTTCACGGCCTGAAGATCCAGTACAAGACCAGCGACGGGCAGTGGGTGTTATACGCAAAGTATAGCGGAAAAGGTTACACCAAAAACCGCAAATCCACGCCGTTCCAGCACAAGAGCACCGGCGAGTGGGACACCAAGAACACCACCGTATGGGCGGAAGCGGGCCAGCGGTTCATTTATGAGCAGCTCAAGGCCATTGGCCTGACGCCCGGCATCGACCACAAAGAGAATGTGGAACAGACCGCGTTTGAAAGGGGTGCGTAACATGACACTGAACTGCATGAACAGTAAAGGAGGAGCAAGCATGAAAAAAGCTATTGTTGGCGTAGCTTCCGTATTGGCAAGCGCTTTGCTGATGGCCGGATGCAATAAGCAGGTTATTGACCTGACCTATGAATACAGCTGGGCACAGCTGAAAATGCCTGATGGAACGATTGTCGAGGGGAATGTCGAAAGCTGGTGCGACTATGAAGGCGACCAGCTTCAGGTTGTGATTGACGGTGTGACCTATCTGGTTCATTCGTCCAACATTGTTATGCGTCATTGATGCAAGGAGGATCTTTATGAAAACCACGATGCGCGATAAGGTTTGCCAGCTGATTGGCAAGTACAACGTGTTGGAGCAGCAGGCTATGGTTAAGGTTGCTGGCGGTGCATTTCGCACTACGCTCGGCAAGACGCCTACCAAAGAAGAGGAAAACGCTTCGGAGAAGGCCAGCATTTACCACTGGATGCAGGAGGATTTGAAGCAGCTACTGGAAGAGGACGAAGCCCCGGCAGACCCACGCAAGACCGCCCCGGCTGGCAAGTGGTGCGCGGACTCAGCTGCCTGTGCCGCTGAGAGCGCCGCAAAGGAGGCGCGGAACAATGGGTGAAGCACTGGCAATCATCATCGCGTTTGCCGCCCTGCTGGGCATATCGTGGGGCGTTACTTGCGCCGCCGTGTGGGCCATCTGCGCATTGATGCACTGGACGTTCACCTGGGCCGCCGGAACGGCGGCGTGGATCGCGCTGCTTCTGGTAGGTAGCTTTTGCAGCAACTCTAAAAAGTAAGGTTCACAATGGAAGAAGAATGGGCACTGTAACGAGATACAGGGAGGAACATAACGCATGAGTGAGAAGATCATCGCATATAAGGCCATGGACAAAAATATGCAGTGCCGTGGCAAGCAGTATGAGGTGGGCAAGACCTACCATGAGGACAAGGCAGACTGCTGCAGCGCTGGTATGCACGCCTGCGAGAACCCTCTGGATGTGCTGCACTACTACCCGCTGAAGGATGGCCCGCGCTTTTTTGAGGTCGAGTGCGGCGGGAACGTGGATAAAAGCGGAGGGGACAGTAAACTGGCCTGCACTGAGCTGACGGTGAAAGGTGAGGTGAATTTTGCAGGGCTGGTAAAAGCTACGGTGAATGCCGTTTTTAATCGGGTGAAGGGCAAAGCACATTTTTCCAGCGGCTATTCCAGTACGGCTGGTTCCAGCGGCGATTACAGCACGGCTGGTTCCAGCGGCTATTCCAGTACGGCTGGTTCCAGCGGCGATTCCA